TCAGGCTGAACAGCATTTTCCGATTTCATCATGCTACTAATTGCAAACAGCGGAGCTTGACCATTAGGCATCAAGCGAGTAATCATCTGCGCGAAACTTAGTTTAGCTAAGTTCTGCGTGAAGTTACCAGTATTAAACATCCCTGAGAAACTTGCCATTTCGAAAATTCCTTTGAAAAGTTATTAGAAAGTAGTAAGGTACTGCAAAGTTATTAAATTAAAAAGCCGTAATAGTAATTGTGGTTGCAGAAGTCTTAGTAACTTGCAGCCATCTACTACCGCCAGCAGGAGTACTAAATGCACCTTGCACAGTAACTCCTGTACCTCCAACAATTCCTACTGTTCCAGCACCGGGGGCAGACACATAAACTAGAAAACTATCTCCAATTCCCCAATTAGGAAGGGCTGCAATTATATCAGCAGCCGGAGGTGTAGTATCGTTTCTAGCAGTTGATACAGTATGACTCCACACACCACCAAGGAATGCAGCTAGTCCAATAGTTTGATTGCTATCTGTACTATTCCTAGTAACAACCGGCTGCCCTAACCAACCATCACCAGCACTAGCTAGTTTAGGCATTCCTTTACTAAATACCATGGCAGAACTAAACATGATAAATAAAACTCCTATAGAAAATTATAAATAAGATAATATTACTGGGAACCAAAAGGATTAGACTGCTCATCCAACATAAACGAGAAATCTTGCTCGGAGTGCCGAAGAGGATTTCCCGACCTAGTATTATCAGCAGTACCATTCCTAGTAGCAGTATTAAGAGTACTTCCAAACTGAGTGAAATACTTTCCTGCCATTTCATCCAACTCTCTAGGCGTAGCATTAGGATTATTAGCCTGTAGTTGTTTAACTACCATATCAATAATTGGTCTTGCTGCGGGGTCATTAAACATGGGATTCTGGCTAACCAAATCACTAACATTGGCTGCGCGAACATGCTGAGGTAGTTTATCAACAAACCTGCCTTCTGCTTCTCTAAGCCCTTTCTCAATAAGAGCGGTAGTAACTTCAGCAGACTTTGCGTAAACTAATTGATTGGATTTATTCAGTACTGATAAAAAGGCAGCAGTGCCTTGTTCTCCCCCAGCCTGAATAGCTTGAAGTACTTCGGGAGTTACTATATCTTTTGTGAAATCTATTTGTTGTGCAGCTTTAAGTAATGCGGCTGAATCTACTTGTCCAAATATAGAATTGTTTTCTACTATAGGTTTACCCGCCGCATCTAATTTAGGTTCATTTTTCCATAGGTCCTTAAACTCAGCAAGTGGGGCTTCTTGTTTGACTTCCCCAGTTTTCTGTAGTTGTTTATCATCCATAGCAGGAACTACACCGTTAGGTGCAGTAGATAGATTTTGTTGTCCTTGCATAGTTTGCTGAGCTTGCGCAGGTATATTACCCGGTGTTTGCTGATTAGCAACAGCGGCAGGGTTAGTATTCGGAACAGCACCAAACAAATTATTGAAGATTCCCATTTTAGTTTCCTATTGAGGTATTGAAGTTAAGTTATATAAAGATTTAAAAACTACTATTTTCACCAGTTTGAATCGTTTTAAACAGCTCTGCTGGAGATATAGTATCTACTGCTGCTTGCTCTGCTACATCTTGTGATGCCCTTCTTATTTGCTGCTCATCTATTTCATCAGCGGTTGCTAGTAACCAAGTTACCATATCTAACTTACCTTGCAAATATGCTAACTTAACTCCGTATCCTTCTTTATCTTGTGGAGTATAAGTGTGAGTTACTATTTCTTGAATTATCCGCATCTTCTCATTTTCTAGATGCATCACAGTAAGTAATGGTAAATCCATCGCCTGACTTAATTCAGAGTCAGTAAGTTCATGTGGTAAGATAAGTTTTATTACCGGAGTATCCATTTTAATTTCCTATCACTGTAATTGTGGTTGTCCTTGTGAAGCTGAAGTTGCTGCTAATGCTGCTTGTAAGTTAGGTATTTGTTGTGTTTGTTGTTGTTGAACTGCAGCTCCTTGCTGTGCTTGATTTTGTTGTGGATCGTAACCAAATTGCTGCGGCACTGGCTGTGGAGGAAATGTAGTTATATTAGGATTCTGTTTAGCAAGTTCTATACATAATTGTTGCCATTGTTGTACAGCAGTTTCATAAGCTACTTGTGCTTGGCTCTTTTCAAACTCTTCAATATCAGCACCTTGAGTTTTAACAAAGTAAGAAAATAACCCGGCCAGATTATATGATTGCCCAATCGCAGGAATATTAGCAATTGCTTGTAAAGAATCCCTAATAGCGTCTGCTGATATTATTTTATCACTAGGTACTAATCCATCAGATACTTTAAAAGTAAGTACCATTTGACGCAAAGCTACTGGATCAATATTAACAACTTGCTTCTGGCTACGACTGAATAGCTGTGTAGCTGGCTGAAACTGTAGGATATTAAGTTTTAGAATCTCTTTCAGCGGGGTAAATAACTTACTTTCTAGATACATAGCAATCATTTGATCGCCACCATCAGCATTCTGCATTACTTCTTGGAATTCAGAGCGTGTTTTATTTCCTTTAACAAACTGCCCTTGCCTAACTGGATTCTGACGACTTATTTTATTAGCCATCATATCCAATTGCTGTGCTTTCGCTATAATAAGCTGTGACTGATCATCGCGAAATGGAAATGGATATACAGCTTCACTAACCGGCTTACCATACGCAGCAGGCCGTACAGGCATCTTAGCAGCAGGATTAGGATTATTTATTTGTGCTTCTGATATTCTACTAGGATCATAAAGAGCCCTATCACTAATAGCTCTACGAGAAGCTGCTACACTACTATTCCATAAAGCGCTCTGTAATTGTTGAAATGGAATAACATTAGTAGCAAGACTCTTTGTCTGATAACCTAAACCATCATCTAAACCTTGCCCACATAGTATAGGTAAAAATGCATGAGCGTTAGTTTTCCTTTCTGCATAAATGAGTACAGTATCATTTACATAGATAAACTTCCAGATTTGCGGAGTCTGTTTATTAGGTACAGACATATCGAAGTCTGCGGGAATAATGCGAGCATATAAGGTAGTAACTACATACATATCCTTATAATCTATTTCTGTAAATTCCGATAGCCCTGCCCAGCTCATCCAGTTAAATCCAGTATTCAGAATAGCATCTTGTTGTAGAATTTCTGGGTTAAGTTGCGGGATATAATATGCAGAGGTAGGCGACATAATAGTTCCCAGACTTGTAGAAGGCTGAGATTGGAATGCATTAACTACATTACTTACTATCTTATTTTGTAACTTACCAATAAAATCTTTCAACTTAACTCGGGACATGAGTTCAGTGTATCCAACAAATTCACCATCCTCATGAATTTTAGTAGGATGAACCCTAGTATCCCAAATAGTATTATATGGGTCACGCCGCCGAATTACATTACCTTCCCAGATGGTTTGTTTTACTGTGCCATTCTTAGTATCTTGACGCAAATCAGTATCTAATGTAGCAGTAGCTACACGATCCCATTCTACTTCTAGGGCGAAGAAGTTATATTTAAATGCGTCACGGAAAGCAAGCATGAATTCATTGACCCAGCCACCGCGAATAGCCTGCTCATCTATAACAGCTTCCATAGCACGAGCAGCATCCATGTTAGCTGGATTGCTAACAACTCCAAATAATGGTTGTCCAGTAAGAAATACAGACGCTTGATAAGTTACCGCGGCTTCTACTTGCGGCATAACTACTGGCACTGTTACATTCTGAAATTTAGTTGCATCCCCATAGCGGTTAGCAAACTTAGCGCGCAAATTTTCCTTTGTGTAGTCTTGCTCCCGCATATACGCGCGGTCTATATTTTCAAAATAATAACGGAAATTAGTATTCACATTAAGATTCTGAAATGTGCGTATACTGCGCAAATACTGAATTAAACCGTCCTGGGCTTTAATTGTAGGAGCTATTGCTGTATTCGGAGTTATCATTGCAATTCCTGTTAGTTATGGGTAGCATTAAAAACAAGTATTCATACCTTCTTCAATTACTTCGGTAGCTCTAAATTCCTGATCCGCCATAATAGTTTTAGCACGTACTAAATTACCGTACTCATGTAATACTCTAGGAGCGTAAGTAAGTAAGTCAAGTACGTTATCTATATTATCTGTGCGTAATGGGTTAAATGATACTGCTTCATTTTGAACTACTGCACGGCAAGCAGGGTCAATAAATAATTCGCCAGATTGTAAGCCCTTAAACATAGCAAGTATACGGGAGTTCTTAGATTTAGTTCCGGGATACATTTCTACGAAATCTAATCCGAAAACTCCAAGTTGCTTAGTTACAAAATCAAACCAATATAGTAAAGTAGCTTGATAGCCAGTGCCCTCACATACTATAAGAGAACAGTTCCGGCGTAATGCTATTTCTAAAGTTACCTTAATAGTATCCATTGGAGAATACTTGCCCGCTTTAATCTCTCTAATAACAGGCATGGATTCATAAACTTCAAAATATCCTATTGCTACATCATCACTACCTTTCTTACCTTGTGAAGGATCAATAACAATGAAGGAGCCCGCGCTAATATCACCTTCTGTATAAGGCAATGCTGGTAACTTGTGAAAATCAATAAGGTTATTAGCGGAAGCATTTTCATCATTAAGTACTTCAGCATAAAATATTTCTGGATGTGAAGCTGCTACATCATTAGCGTATTCAGCAAGTAATTGTGATATTGGTTGAAGTTCTTCCCACAGAGAAGTACCATCTGCTAATATACCACCAGCTATAAATTTAATCCATCTAGGATTACGTTTCAGCTTACGGAGAATACTATGTGGTGTAGGATACATATTAGCAACAAATAGAAAGAGACAACCTCTAGGAGATTTCGCTTTCATTAAGCTACCAACCATCCAACGCTCTAAAGCAGAAGATAATACTTCGCTATCTGCATCTTCACGGGATTGGATATCATCCATTAACATAACATCAGGTCTACGATGTTTAATATTAAGCCCGCGAGGATCACCGCCACTACCGATACCTGCTAAAATAATATCTCTACCTCTGAATCCAAATTTCTTAAGTTCCTGTCTATCTATCTGTAAACCTATTCTGTAATCTCCAAAAACTTGAACAATATTAGCTTCTGCTAACATATCCATAATGTCAGCAATAATAGCTAATGCTTTAGGAGTGCTTTCACATACTATGAGAATAAACTGTCTATTTGTGAAGAGAATACAGTATAGTATAAATAACTTCATCAATGTTGTTTTCGCAAAACCACGAGGTAAGCCAAGTGCTAACTGTGAGAAATCTCTTACTTTATGAGAATATTCAGTAAGCCAACTCCATACGGATAAATATACAGGTGGGAATGCGTATTCATATACAGTAGGCATAGCTAATGCGCATAGAAAGTCTGCGCTATTTTTAGCATTATGTATTACTTCGCCAGCTTCAAAAGCACCTTCTATAACACGCTCAGGTTCAGCAGCTATCTCTCTATGTGTTCTATCTACTGGAGGTAAAGAAGCTAATGTTTCTGGAGATAGTAATTTTTCTGGTGCGGCAGTATGATCGCTTTGCTCTCCTAGCATTCCCATTATATTCATAGCAATATCATACCTTTACTATTTTAGTAACTTTAGTAATCTTAATATCTGTAGCGCTAAGTAGAGAAACAAGTACAGCCCTTGCGGCAGCTTTATTAGCTGCTAGCAATTCAATATTTTTCTGTGTACGAGGTGCCGCAATACTAATTGGCGGCATTACTTTCTCCATTTGCTTTTGTGTCATTATTTGGTGAGGTAAGTTCACGTACTCTACCTTGCAATATTTGTTTCTGCAAGGCAGCAGTATCAGCAGCAGCTAATCCTTCTAGCGCATTGCTTTGTATAGTAACTAAATCTTGCCCCTCAGTACGTACTACCTGATTCTGTGCATTAACTTGAAATTTATTAACTATCTGTACTGGCATAGTGAGATTAACTACGGTACGCTTTTCATTATCTACATTGGTAGGTGCAGTAGTACCTCTACGTTTTGCAGTATTTAATACTTGTAGCATTCTTGCTAACTCAAGTGGTTTATGTACTACACCTATAGTATCTTCGAGTCGTTCAATTACTTGTAATTCTAAACTATCTAATTTGTCATCTAGTACATTGTAACGTTGCTGCCGCTCAAATTTCTTTTCCATTAAAGAGGTAGCAAATTCCTCCTGAGAAATGAGTTGTGAAATTCTAGAATCATCAACACCTAATATGTTAGCTACCGATGTGGCAGCAATACCGGAGGCTAGCAATTCTAATGCTCGCTCTTCCAATGCGGTTGTAGATGCGGTTTTCATAGTAGAAAAGAAAATGTGAGAGAGAATGGTAAAATTATATAAAAAATTAAAATAAAAATCGGCCGGGGTTAGTTATGATACTGCTCTACTAATATGTGATATTATGTTGTGTTAATTAATATGTGATATTGTTATTTAGTAAAAAATTTAGAAAATTTGAATGATTGCTATAGGATACGCCAGGCACGCAGAACCTAAAAAAGGTTCCTACCCGGCATTAAAATTACATTAGCATATGTTAGCAGCATGGTATGGTATGGTATGGTATGGTATGGTATGGAGAGATATGCTAGCAGTATAGTATGTTATGTTGCTAGCATGTTATGTTATGGTGAGATATGCTGTGCTGTTATCCGGGCAGTGTTGGCAGCTACTATACTATGTGCTAGCAGCTACTAGTTACTGTGCTATACATAAAGTGATTGACAAGTTAGTAAAAAATGCGTAAGCTAGTCAACGTAACAACTTTTTTTGATTAATTAACTGATAGGAGATAAAAATGGCTAAGAGAAAGATTGAGTCTTTTTGGACAGGCAATGTTGCGGTTACTGTATATAGAGATAGTGAATGGGCTGAGTATATTGTGATACTAGTGGTGGATGGTGTTGAGGAAGACAGATATCATACTGATAGCAGACAGGACGCGCTTGATACTGCTCATAAGATGATGATGACAGAATGGAAACGGCAGCAGAAGCTTGCTGCTTCAGAACCTAGAACGCTGGCTGCTTATAAGCAGGGAGCTAATACGGTTATTCTACAGCAGTATGCTTCCGGGGATTTAGCATTGACACATAGGTATTCAGTAGTTCGTAGTATGCAGGATAAGGTGATGGAAATTTACAGTTGTAATGATTTGGAGATAGCACTCCGGGAGATGACTAAGATGACAGTTAAGCTGCAAGCTATTTTGCTGGTATCGGTGAAAGAACAGGAGGATAGCGAAAATGAGTAAGCTGCTTGCATTGTTATTTGCACGGTATGTAGTTACTGATAGTTATGGCACGACACAGTATGTATACAGTTGGAAAGATGCGGTTGATTGGTTGAGATATGCCGCACCTACTGCTAGTATTCGTGATCGGTTGCTTTCAGTTACAATTGTGAGAACACGCAGCTAGAGTTATTGTTCTGGTTATTAACGTAGTTAGTAATCAGAGCGGCTAATTTTGGCCTACACATTACAGTTCATAGGAGATAGCAAAATGTCTAAGATATCAGCGGCAGCAGTAGCGGAAATTTCAGCTCCTCAACAATTCGATGTTAGTTTGAATCATGGTTATCTGACGATTAAGCAGATTGTGGTATATAACAGGATTGACCCGGTAACTCAGAAGATGCGGCTTGCTAAGCGCTCGGTTACATTACTGCGTAGCTGGTGTGTGCCAGTAAGTAACGTACAAGGAACAGTAGCTCAATTCTTCGCCATTAATCCAGAAATCAATCCGTTGGATTGTGAAGTTAGTTTCAACATTGATATCCAGGTTAGCGAGAGATAGCGGATAGAGAATAGCGAGCAGTAGCGGAGAGTATTATTGGTTACTATTGTATTAGCTATATAATGATATACAGTAGTAACCAGCTAATATTTAGCTAACTGTGCTGGCAGATACCAGTGATTTTTAGGAGATACTGAAATGTCTACTACCACTACCACTTTTAAAGATTTGAAAACTATCAATGCCCTTGCTATTCCAGCAGGTTCTCGTGTATGCCGCATAATTAAGAAAAAGGGACAAACAAGTCTAGCTGCTTTTTTACCAACATTCAGTGCGGCAGAGATAGCAGACTTTATTGCTAAGCCAGATGTAGCTGATTGGATACGTGGCAAATTGGAAGAGGTACAGGATGATCTGTTTCGGCCTCTTGCTACTAGCGAAGAAATTTCTGTTCCGTTAACAGCAGGTAGCTGGGATGCGATGCTGTTAGCAATTGTAGCGGAGAAGGAAACTGGCCGGCTTTCGAAAGCTGCTATTGAACAGTGGTTTAAGAATGATATGCAGCCACGGTTAGTAGCTACGTTAGTGAAGAAAGGGCTAGGCGAAGTAGCTATCACTGGCGCGGTTAAGATGTTTTCTGAGGGTTTTGTGATACTTGCTGGTAAAGAGCCTCATATGAAAGATGCGCTGAAGCAGCAGCTACTTAAAGCGCTAGCTCTTTTTGAAGATGAGTACTCTTCGCGGGTAGCGGAGCTAATAGCAGAAAAGCTGGTAACAGTTACTGAAGCTACCCCGCAAGCAGATGTACTGTGAGTCATACTTACTCACACTTACTATTCATTACTTACGCAAAGGAAACTATAAAATGTCTACAGCATCATACATCCGTAATGGAAATAAAATTGCCGTCCATCTTGAAAATGGAACCACCGACATTACTGTATATAAGAGTATCAATGCCGCTAAGCAAGTAATGCGTAAAGCGTTTCAGCAGGGGCATACAGTTGAAGTACTGCCTACTAAGATACAGAATCCCGCTAAGCAGCCAGCACCGGAATATGTACGTAATGGCCGTAAGCGGCCACGTAGCAGAGATACTGGTAATGATGGTATGGCTAGCGAAGCTAAGGCGCTTTTGCGGCAAGCTATTAATACAGTGGTAATGTATCGGTAATCAGTAGTAACAGTAAACAGAAGTAAACAGTAACCGCTATGCTTGTATAGGTAGCGGTTTTTTATTGTTTGTAAATTAGTATCGTGTGACAGTTTAGGCAAAAAGGCAAATAGACTAATATCCTGTGCCATACCCCTGCCCTCCTGAGGCATACCCTTTTTCATACGATTCTGCTTATCTTCATATCGTGTATCACTCTTGCTATATTAGTATCATGTGACCCTTTAGGCAGCCTGCCTATTATCCTAATATCCTACGCCTATACCCTCCCCTACTTCAGCCCTTTTTTTGCCTTCACCTCTATATTAGCAGCCATTTCCATTACCCTTATATTAGTGCTACTTACCATATCTCTTACTATCTATACTACTTACTTACCATACCCTCTATATGATACTTATATAGTATATATTTGATTTTTCTACCTTAAAATTTAAAGATACCCCTAAATATATAACGCATAGAAGTAAGGGTAATAAGTAGCAATATACAGGGGTAATAATATAGGTATGCTGTATATCGCTACTAACATAAGCACCAATCCCCAAAACCATGCCCGGATAGCAGGGGGTAGACCCTGTAGGATATTAGGATATTAGGATATTAGGATATTAGGATATTTGCCTACCGCTTCGCGGGAATGCAACTCAGCGAATTTAAAAATCTCTATAATTTAACAGATACTATTCTGTAATAACCTTGTTGACAGTGGGGTTTCTCATATGGTATGCTTGCCTCTGTAGCATATAGGTATCGGTATCAATAACTTTCATAAGGGTCTTACACATGAGTACAGAACATGAAGGACGACTGACAGCTAGCGGAGTCTACATTCCTAAGCTGAGCCGGGAAGATATTTTAAAGTATCTCCAGAATAAGTTAATCTTCATAAATAAATTAAAACGCGCTGGTGTGGATATGTCTAACCCCCGCTATGTAGCGAAGCTATATCAAGAGGCAGACATAATAGCAGGAGCGTATGGGCTAGTAATTATCTATGGTGTAATACAAGAGGCGGGGATAAAATGACACAGCAAAATAGTTATTTAACAGCAATGAAACAGCAACATATTATTGACCCAGAAGAAAAACAATGGGATTTATTTGTATGTCTCCGGGAAGGAGATAGTATAGAAGTATTCATACATCGTATGGAAAGTTCTTATACTGATGCGGCAGTTATGTTTCAGCATATGTTGAATGGTAATAAAATAATCAATCGCATTCGCTCCAGAAAATTAGCAGCATAACTAGGGGACTTTAATAAAATGACTAAACTACAGTTTACTTTACTTTTAGATTTATATCATAACTACTATACCGCTTTCTGTTCTCTTTCTCCGAGCATTAAAGATGAATACTATAGGTTACTTTATATGCCACCAGAAAAAAGAAATTTTAAGTCTGATTACTTAGTAGATATTTATAGAACGTAATGTAACAGCAACATAACGTAACATCTAGCATTGAGTCGATATTTAACGTAACAGAATGCAGCATAGCTGCGAAGGAATTTTCACCATGGCTAAAGTAATTTGCGCCTATTCAGGTATCACATTCGATGTACAATATTTCCCTGTAAAACTACAGAACCGCGAAGCCTGTCATCCACTGTTTTTACTATCTCCTGCGAAACTTCATGGCTACTATCAACTATGGCTAGAACAGAAATTAGATAGCACAGAAAGTTACTTACTATTTCTTGCCACCCTTCGTAATACTAACCTCATTGACTGGCGTGTACCAGTTTGCCGCACCGAACATACAGCTAGCATTGTGGCAACATATATGCCAGCACTCTTCCGAATTTCTAGTAAGTTACAGAATATCAAACATCCTTCCTTCAGTGTACCTAACATAGCAATAACTCCTGATACCGCTACACTAGATAATGTAAAATATTGGCTAGCAACATGGGAAGCAGCATACGAGGATTTTCTAGCAGGACTTCGCAATGATGAACTACGTAGTAAGATAGCTCGCCGTGAAGCTGCGTTAGAAAAACTTATTAAATCTCCACAGATAGCACCTCATAAGTATGCTAACTTACTAGCATCATGGGCTGCCGATGCTGGAGAATTCCCACAAAGTATTATCACCAATCCACAAGGGCAGCAAGTTACTATCTCTGAATACTGGCAGGATATTATTAAACGCTGTTATCGTACAGAAAGTATGCTTTCCATACCTGAAGATGATGTGAATGAGTTAATAGAACACTGTGAAGAATACATAGATATTGGTACTATTTTCAGCCATCATTTATTTGCTACTCTTGAGGAAGGAGTTAGCCGCATACGTTCGCTATTCGGTGAATCTTTTAGCAGCTTCAGTGCGGAAAACCCCGGCTTCAGGATACTAAATACTGAACCATCCGCTAGCGGAAAAACTAATATAGAAGCTATTAATCTCGCCATTCTAGTAGACTCCGCACCCAAGAAAGAACCAATACCTAGCGACTATCCTAGTATGTTTAAGTTCCTACAAGCTAAAAGTAAATGGGACTTAGCACAGAAATATAAAACTACGTCTAGTATTGCAGCAAATAACACTAATAAAATAACAGATCAAAAGGAGGATTTACTATGAATAATAAATTAACTGCTTTCTGGAATGAATTTCAACAATTCCGCCGTATGCGGCGATTCACAATACAGCTTCACACTGAACAGCTAGCGGATATAAATAAAAGGTTAGCAAATACTTTAGAATTAGCAAATAGTAATGCTGAAGTAGCAGGAACTTTACGCCGAAAGCTACAAGACTGTGAAGCATACTGTACTTACTATCTAGCAAGAATAAAAGCATTAGAAAAACAAATAGCAGAATTAACAGCAAATAATACTACCTGTGGCCGAGAAATAGCAGCTTGCCAAAATAAACTACAGATTCAAGCTGAGAGAATAAGAAATTATGAGAAAATAACTAAAGGTAAAGATAAACAAATAGCAGCATTACACAAAAGAATCTCTGAGCATAACTGTTTTAAAACTATTTTCACTCCTAGAAATACTAACGTTAAAGGAAAATAATCATGTACGGTTCATCAATTCTTAAATCAATAGCTACCCATATGGCTGGATTACCTACTCCTACTGAACTAGATAGTGCAATACGTTACTATCGTTATCTACAAAATATCAATCCCAAATATATTGCCGCACTGAGCCGCTATTTTCTTCAATACCATAGCATAGAATATATACTAGCTAACTCCGCCAATGGTATGCTGAAGCAGGATGGTATTAATTATCACATTGTATACCATGGTTCACTTACTCGCGGCAAACTAATTAGCGCAGTTAAGTCAGCAAAGTCACAGATACAAGTATCATGTTCCTATAGATATCCTGACAGAACTAAATATCCTAACATACAACCCGTAGTAATGTTATCTCTTATTACCGATATTGGCAGTGCTAACGCACAGCACGATAATGCTAACACATAGCGCATAGTATCTAATCCCATGCAGTAGCATAGCACTTGACAGCTTCCCATTGCTGTGCTACTGTATCAGATTACGGTATTTACCTGCATTACCTGTATTACCTGCATTCACAGATTACCATACCTAGGAGAGAACCATACCATGTATGTCATAGTAAATCATTTCCTAAATAAAGAACTATTTTGGGGCACGTGGAAAGAATGTTTCATAGAATGCTCCCGCAGAAATTATGACGTAGTACATATTGAAGATCACAGAATTTATATTTACAGAAAATAAGTAATCGGAGATAACAATGCCCCCATCTAAATTAGCAGCAATCTTAGCACGCGCAGCCGCTAGAACAGAAATACCAGCACCAACTCTTAAGTTAATTTCCGCACAAGCAACTCAGGAAATTACCCGCATAACAAACCAATCTGGTAATGAAATATCTCTAAATGCTGAACAACAAGCATTCATTGACTTAGTTCTTGAAGGCCATAGCTGTGTACTAATTGGTGCGGCAGGAACAGGTAAAACAACTACTATGAAGGGAGTTATACAAGCACTTCTACAAAGCTCTCGCTATATAGGAACAATTGAAAGCGAACATAAATATCTTCCCCGCAATTCTCCGGGCATTGTAGCAACTTCCTATACTCGCCGCTCTGTAACTAACTTACGTAAAGCAATGCCAGAAGACCTTAAGAATAACTGCATCACACTAAATAAACTTCTGGAGTATCAACCAGAATATTTCAGTGTGCTTGACCCTGTTACTGGCGAAGAAAAGAATACTATGAGGTTCGTACCGGGCCGCAATGAAAATTACCCATTGCCAGAAGGTATACAACTTATAATTATAGATGAAGCTAGCACTGTATCTGTAGAACTCTATAAAATATTATGTTACGCTATCAGCCACAAAATACAATTCATATATCTAGGCGATCTTAACCAACTTCCGCCAGTATTCGGTTCAGCAATACTAGGATTCAAAGGTATTGAACATATAGCACATACTGTAGAACTTACCCAAGTATACCGGCAGGCATTAGAATCTCCTATTATCCGGCTAGCACATCGCATACTATCTGGTAAACCTATTCCTGTAGAAGAATACCCTGATTGGCATTTTAAAGGAGAACTTACTATCCACCCATGGAAAAAACGTATTTCTGCTGATAATGCGCTAGCTACTATCGCAGCATTCTTCAAACGTGCTTATGATGCTAATGAATATAATCCTGAAGAGGATATGATTCTTATCCCATTCAATAAAGCTTGTGGTACCGATGAACTTAATAAATATATCGCTAACCATATAGCTCGGCGTTCACAGCAATTAACATATGAAATACAAGCTGGATGGGAGAAAGTCTATTTCAGTGTAGGTGACATAGTAATGTACGATAAAAGCGATGCAGTTATCACAGCTATCACTCCGAACCCTAACTATATTGGCCGCACCCCTACTATGGCAACTACTACATTAGATTACTGGGGCCACGATCCTAACAATTCTGTTAAACGTTCCGCATTAGATGATGTACGTAGCGCGGAAGAAATAGAACTTTTGTTAGAAAGCAGCATGAGTGAGATAGAAGAGAAAACAAATCAAGCTTCCCATATAGTTACTATCCGCTTTAAAGAAACAATGCAAGACTTAGAAATAAATACCGCGGCAGGAGTAAAAGCATTATCTCTTGGTTATTCTATGACAATACATAAATCACAAGGTTCTCAGTGGAATAAAGTATTCTGTGTATTTCATCAATCCCATGGCACTATGATGCAACGAGAGCTGCTATATACAGCAGTAACCCGCGCAGCTAAGGAACTTTATATTATCTGTGAACAAGATACTTTCACAAAGGCTATAATAAATCAACGTATTAAAGGTGAAACACTAGAAGAGAAATTCGATCATTTTAAAGGCAAGTTACTTTCTAACACTAACTATGGAGATATCCCGTAATGAATTGGATTTTAGTATTAGTATTAATAAATAGTAATTACACTCACAGAGCAGGAAACTTTAGTGAAGCTATAGTAATAACACAAAGTTTCCGAACAGAAGCAACATGTTATAAAATTGGTCGCACAATTAGAGAAATGAATAGAACCCGAATAACTGATTTCACTTGCATACGAGAGGAATAAATACCATGGCAATACCACGAATACCTAAACAGATTGAAGAAATGTCGCAAGAAGAATATGAAACTATGATGGAAGGGCTAGCTAAAATTCCTCAACTACTTAAAAATCTAATACTAGTATCTATCGCGGTAGATAAACAGGTATTACAACTTCGTATCGCTGGAAGTGTAGAAGGAACTTATCTATATCCGGGCACATTGGTAGAAGCTATTAACTATCTTTCTACTCATTACCCGGATATAGAAGCTGAAGCAATAAAATTAGTTTCCGATAACTTTACTTCTACTTCTACTTCTACTTCTACTTCTACTAAAGAGTAATAAAGTACTTGACTCTTACAACGTAAGCTGTATAATCGCAATCTACTGAAGGAGGAAACCATGAAGTAATCCAACTCGGTAGTTTCAATCGTAATTGCACACTAATAAACAGCAATACCTTATTTTACTAACCACCAATAGGAATCTTAAAATGTCACAAGATGATAGCGTAACCGCAGTTGCTCCCCACGTTGATGTACCTTCAACGCATGACCCGAAAATTGATACGGTGGATTTCAAGTTTACTTTCCGTAAAGATGAGTACGGTAACACTCGTCCGGCTGTAGAAGTTAAAGTACCTGTACCTAGCATTGAAGGATTGGCTGATATTTATAACAATGGCGGTAAAGGACTTAGTATTCTTCACGGTCTTGTTATTCAGGCTATCAGCGATCATATTCGTGGCCTCCTTAACGATGATGCTAATATTACTACCACTAACTTCCCTTATGATAAAGCTACGTGGCAAGCGTTGGTAGATACGCCAGAAGCTGAAAAGCGTGGCCGTGGTATTCCGAAGGAAATTTGGGAAGCGTTCCTTAAAGATTATGTTGCACAAATGCCTGCTGTGCAAAATAAAACTAAGGAACAAGTTGAAGCCGCTGGTAAGTTGCTTTATAACAAGTTCCAGCCAGTTAAGACTGATAAGCAAGTTGTTGCTCTGCTGAAAGACTATGTAACTATCTATATGAACCAAACGCCTAACGCGGAAGAGTTCGCAGATGTTATTAAGTTCTTGATGGAAAAAGCCGATACCTTGCTGAAGGCGGAAGAAAAGAATCTGGCAGAATACCTGTAAACAGGTAACAGCTAGTTAGTAACTAGAAAGACAAAATCTATCTAGAGACTGAAGGGAAGGCTTTGTATCACAAGTACTTAGCCTTTCCTGTAGCTTCTAGTACTCATAGAGGGAAAACTATGGCAAAATTTAAAGACTTATTCGCTACTAATATAGAAACACTTGAAGATGATCTGAAAAATGTCACAGCGAAACTAAACCAATCACGTATTGAACTAGTAGCTGCTCGCTGTGAAATAGAGAAGCTTAAACAGTTATTAGTACTACAAGTGGAAATAACACAGCACGCTAATTCTCATATTAAAATACTACAGAATCGTCTAATTGATCGCGGCAATTATATTGAGAAATTAGAAGCTAACTTAACAGCGCATTCACATTCACAATCATTACATTCACAACAACCACAGGTATAGAGGGAATCATGGATTATAAAGCAGACATACAGAAATTACAACTACATACTGTAGCTAGCCGGAATAAATTTAAAACCTATTCACATAGGAGATGGTACTCGCAGAGCTTCTTTAGAAAACTTTATAATAACAATCCTAACCATAATAATCTTCCTGATTTCATCAATATCATTTATAAATCTGGAGTTGTTGCTATTAATTTAAATACTCATAGTGCAGAGTTTAATAGCGAAACTATAGATAACATAGAAGCATGGCAAGATATTAAAGAAACTCCAGCACCTAGCGATGCGCAACTTAAAGTACGTCATGCTGGCCGCTGTATCTGGAGTCATGCAGGCTTAGTTCGTAACTTGCAACTTCTTGTCAACGATTACAGTAAATATATTTCTAGCTACGGAGAAGGACATTCTGTAGAAGAAACAGTGCTTTTCCGTTTACAATACCATCTAGAACAGTTACAAAATATAGATCATGAATTACGTTTAGCTCTCCGTATTAAACCAGCAGGGCGCGGCACTACATTAGGTGATATTATTGCCAAAGCTGTTAAGCGAGCTGCAAATGGCTACTAAATTTGTTCGCTCCCATCGCCGTACACCACAGTATAGTAAGCAAACCATAAGTACTATACAGCGAATACTTTGTGCTATAGCTGCCATCTGTATTACCTATGTTCTAGCGATGGCTACGGCTATGTTTTACAGAGACCTGCAATATCATAAAGCATTAGTAAGTTACTATCGTGATTCTTGTAATAAGCGTGGCGAATTAGTAGCCACAACATTGGATGTGCAAACTGGCCGCATAACTTGCACTTACCGTAATCAAGCAAAAGATATATTCGCCGCTTCTAATGAAGAAGCTTATTTAAAATCTCTACACAAACAAAAGAAACATAACTAACACCCTATTACTATGGCCTGCGAAAAGTCTAGATACTCCCCTATATGGGAAGAGCTAAAAAAGAATGGCACAGTAACTATAGTTGCTAGCCCTGCGCTACATAAGCGGATAGTTAAAGCTGTTCTTAAAAGAAAGAATCTAGATGTTGGTTACAAGTTTCAGCAATCAGAACTAGGATATGATTGTTTTGTTAGCCATAAGAAAGTAGGAACACAAGTAATATTTATGTTACGAAAGCGAATTAGATTCTCTCATTTATAGGAAACTAGCAGATACTAACGGAGAATGGGATGACAATGCATTGCGCTTGTAATTGCGAAGAACGAGAATGTAACTATCCTGACTGTCACACTGGAAAGAAGATAAATAAACCACGGAACGCTCCAGCACCACTTCTTTTAAAGAAACTTACACCAGACGATGGGATTAATAAACTAGAAAAAGAACACACTAACAAGGAATCATAACTATGTCATCATTCACATTATATGTAATAGACACAGCTAGCGATGATCCTGTAGATTGGGAAGAGCCAACTGGAGAAATAGAAGTTAATAATATAGTTCACGAAACTATGAAAGCAGTTCTCTATGATATACAGGTGACTACTAGGAATAATAGAGAAGTCTGGATACCTAAAAGTCTTATTACTAGACTAAGTAATTATAATTATAAAGAAGCAAAAGCAATCCCATTGTGGTTCGCTAAAAAAGAAGGACTTATATAATGACATATAATTTCGGACCACCTCGTACAGGAGATAATGTCCGTATATATAATGAGGGTAAGCTAACTGCTCTTACAGGTATCATACTAGAAGTTACTGGCGGAGCTGCAAGAGTGAAGCTGGACCTAACTGATTCTGCCAGATCATTCATAGCATCATTGTTAGATAAATACGATAGAATAATACACAATGTTCCAAGTTTAAAAAGAGATATTAAAGCATTTACAATCTGGCTTCCTCTTGATAAGATAGAAATAATTGGCCGCACTTATATTGGAGGCTTTACCCCGCCACAAAGTAAACTTCGACCACCTAGTTATTATCTCTGTAAGCCAGATAATATTAAATCATCATGGAAGGATTGCGCATGGAAACCAACGCACTTAAAGTAACTGCTCCTGCTGAAGTAACTCTACCATCTGCACTCATAGCTAAGATAGATAGCATAGAATCTGTCATGCTAACTGCGCACCCTCGTTTGCCGGGATTACTGCGGGAAATTCATTCTGTACTCAAAAATGATCCGGCAATAGTTACATTACTAACTGAAGAACAGATAGGTAAAATTGTTACTGGCTTAGCAGCCCATACTAATGTGGAACTTGCTAATAGTACGGTTAAGAAGTCAACAACAAAGCCGCTTAAGAAACTTACTATAGATGACCTGTGAACAGCATCACCGGAGAAAGCTATCATGGAAGATGATAATCTATTTTACATATTCATGATTTCTGTATTTCTTTACTATATTATAAATCTATTCTGAGTGTAGCCATGTCTGATACTTCTATTTCTGTTTCCAAACATCTACCGCCTACTGGCTTTTCTTTTCAAATGCTGGTGGAACTTCAACTAAAACAACCGTATATAGGTTCCGATGCTGTAGAATATGCTGGCCCTGAAGGAGTAAGTGTGAAAGCTAAATGTAAAAATAGCCATACTTATTCCCACATGCTTACCCATACCTTACTAGATAAAGATGTAAATAAGTTTAAGCATAGCACAGATAATCTTCAGCATAAAGCTATATTCTCTCGCTTCAGAAAGAAAGGTGTACATACAGCAGAAGTAGCAGCTAGAATTGAAGCTAACAGAAAACGAAGAGAAGAAGAGCGCGCCGCCAAAATAGAACAAAAAAAATTAGATGCGGAAATAAGGGCTCGACATAAAGCAGAGATAGCAGAAATAAAAAGGAAAGCTAAGGAAGCTAGAGCTGCCGCTTCGGCAATTAAAACTAAGGCTAAGGTAAAGTTTACTGAACAACCTTGGTATCAAGAGAAACTAAAAAGATTACGCGAAGAAAGTAAACAACGAAGAGAAGAGAAAGCACGTGCCGCCGAAATTAAAAAACAAGAACAAGCTAAATGGCGAGAAGAAGCTAGAGCTGCTAGTAAAGCAAGAGCACTTGCTAAGTCTCAGGCACGAAATAAAACTGATACAAAGCATGGCGACTATACTAGATTTGAAGTTACTTATGATGGATATAAGAAATTATATACTCATTATAATGCCACCAAAAGAAAATGCGATCCTGCATTAGTAATTAAAATGCAAGAAAGACTCGCACATATTAAACAGAATGCTACTGACATAGAGATTATAAATGGCAAAGTGTATAGTAAGAACCACCGCATGGGAAACAGAAGTAGAAACAATCCCAATGGAAAGTTCTTCTCTCGCAGCAGAAACACAGCAACCATTCCCAGTACGGGAACTAATAATTCTGTATCTCAAATGTCCTAGTAGCATAGGATACCCAGAATATTTACTAGGATTACGGTTGCTAATTACTTGGTTGTCCCCGCTTGATACTGCGGAGTTTAGTAATTATAACATACAGCCAATACCGAAACTACATTTAAATTGGGAACTTAATACTATAGCTTCACTCTTAGGTACACATCCTAGTATCATATACCAAATATACAATGAACTTATTGCGCAAGGAATAGGAATTACATTATAATGGATATTCGATTACAACAACTCTCCTATAGCTCTCTAACAATGTTTCATGCTTGCCCACGTAAGTATGAGCTATATAAGTTAGAAGCTTTACGCGGGCAGATAGATACCGATGATGATCCTAGCCATGTTACTTTCGCTACAGGTCATGCTATCGGAGAAGGTATAGCAGAAACATTTGCAGGGCTCAGTGAGCAGCAAATTATATTCAATATGTTCTGCAATTGGAAAATAGATTTATTAGAGTATGACCCGATAAGACTCAAAAGTTTCTGGTTATCTGTTATTGCAGTACAGAAACTTATTACAATGAGGAAAGAAAAATTCCTTAAAGATTGGGAAGTCGTAGAATATAATGGAAAACCAGCTATTGAATTATCTTTTATTATTCAGCTTCCTAATGGCTTTTGCTATCGTGGCTTTGTTGATTGTGTATTACGTAATATTCACGATGGTAGAGTTATGGTTCTGGAATGTAAAACCAACAGCTCACATACTATCTCAGCCGCGCAGTATAAGAATAGCGCGCAAGCTATTGGATATAGCATTGTGCTTGATGCTATCTTTCCTGACCTTAGTACTTATGAAGTCCAGTATCTGATTTACAGAACTAAACATATGGTCTATGAACCAATGATATTCACGAAGAGTTATTTAGATCGGGCACAGTGGATACAAGACCTTATGATGGATGTGGAAATAATAAAACTTTATGAAGCCAGTAATCTATTCCCTATGCGTGGGGAAAGTTGCCGAGATTTTAATAGAGATTGTGAATACTTTGGTGTGTGTGGTATGAGTAATGAAAGACTTACTAAACCACTCACCCCCGCAAAGATAGCAGATATTGAGAAAACTAACGCAGACTTTCAAATTTCTATAACTGTAGAAGATTTAATACAAGCACAATTAGCAAAAGCATAGGAGCTTATAATGAGTATAGTTACATTCATTCATAAAGAGCATGAACTTGCCTCTATTGAATTATCCGATGGTGTAATAGTATCTTTTGACAGAGCAGTTATTAAAGCTATAGCCCAAATAAATGGATTTAAATTAAAACAGCAAGATGATGGAACTTTGGATTTAAATCCATATGTATATCAGTTTGCATACAGACTAATAAGTGAATTCCATGACAGATTTATCAGAGCTCAGCAGTTCCCAAAAACTAAACCAAGAACCAGTAACTTGCCAAGCGATGATTGAATTCCTATTGGCAAATCCACAGATTGCAACTAATAAGTTAGTAGTATATTGTAGAGAAGTAGATAAGTGGTATGATATAACCCAGATTCAAATAGACCATAAAGTATTAATCTTACGTCCCGATGAGGAGAATCCCAGATGAACATGAGCGTAGTTAAACCTTTAATATTTGCAGCAGTTTGTTATGCGATATTATCTCCATCCCGCAGTCATGCACAGTGGTATAATACAATAGATAATCAACATCAGAATGCAGTACAGTCAGAAAATATGCGCCGCAATATGCAACAACAGCAACAATATTATCAAATGCAACAACAGCATCAACAATACTATCAACAACAAAGGCAAGAGTTAAATAGTATTGGTGGTCATAACGTACCAAACTACACAAATCCTATTGACGATGGAAGCTGTATAGGGTATCTTGGTTGCCGTAGATAATCATACAGGAGAACTTCAGATAATGAACTTAGATAAGTTTCTAGAAAGACAAGACCCTGCTAGAGTTCTTATTGTTGGTATGTCAGGTACAGGTAAGAGTACACTAGCAGCAACTCTTGCTCGGAAATACCGAGTAATCTGGATTAACACAGAAAATGCAGCAGGAGTATTTAAGAAACTTCCTGCTGAATGGAGAGCTAATGTTAATCTTATTAATGTACCAGATAGCGCAGCATTTCCAGTAGCAGCACAGACAGTACAGAAACTCTTTAAAGATAAGAAAGGTAATATCTGTGAAGAGCATGGCATCATTGACTGTCCAATATGTAAGAAAGAAGGAGCAGCATTTGATAACATTGATTTCACTACACTAGATAATAGGCGGGATGTAGTAGTGCTTGATAGCCTCACACAAGTAGGTGCTAGTTTCTTAGCCTATGTAATGCGAGGACAACCAATAGATGCTAAACCAGAACGGGATGATTGGGGTGGTAATCGTAAACACACGGAATTTCTTAGCAGTAGCATACAGGCAGCAACATGGAATATGGTATGCACTGCTACAGTTATTGAAGCAGAACTAGAAGATGGCCGCAAAAAATTAGTTCCTGCTTTCGGCAGTAAAGATAGTTCTGCTAACATAGCTGCTAAGTTTTCCACTGTTATATACTGTGATGTTAAAAATAATAAGCATGTAGCTTTCTCTAGTAGCACAGCATCAAATACGGTATTGACAAAGTCCCGTGAGGGTTTTAGAATAGAGGATGGTGAGCTTGATTTATGTAGGTTATTAGAGTTTGATTTAGGATCACAGACTACAGAGTCTCCACCAGTAGTAAATAAGCAAATAGTACCAGCAACAGCGGCAGCACAGAAAATAGTAGCAGGTAATAAACTGAATTCTATTCTAGCTTCCTCAGGCCAAGTTAGAAATGGAGAAGTAAAGTAGTAATGGCCTGTATACAGTAATACACATATGTAATTTACATTACTTTTATTTAACCTAGTAACATTATATTTCTATAGGAAATTAAATCATGAGTCTTGATTCTCTTCTCGATGGTTCTATTGACGATATCGCTGATCTGCCGGAATTTGCTGTATATCCAGCAGGTGCCCACAGAGTTATTGTTAACTTTCAAGAAAAAGAAGTTAATGGTAAGCCAGCAGTGGAAATGAAAATGGCGCTTGTTCAAACTATCGAACAAACTGATCCTACTGCGCAAGCTCTGGAACCGGGAGCAGAAACTAGTGTTCTGTATTCTCTGGACAACGAGTTCGGCCAAGGTAAGTTTAAGGCTGTTATTAAAGTGCTGGCAGCACATCATAATACTACCAGTGCCCGTGCTACCATGGAAGCTTCTAATGGTATGGAAGTTGTGGTTCTTACCAAGGTTCGCGCCAACAAGGAAAAGACCCAAAACTATACCGATGTTGTAGAACTCACGGTAGAGTAAGCAGGTAACAGTAACTTAGAGTAACTTAGAGTAACTTAGAGTAACTTAGAGTAACAGACAGTAGTATTAGGATACTGATATCTTAGTACTACTGTCTTTTTACTTTATCGTAGGAGAAAATAGAATGACAAAGGAAGCTAAGTTTCGTCCTTATCTTAGCGGTATTGAAATGCACTATATCATACAGCTTATTAATAAAGCTAATGACGGAACGCAAATTGCGGCTAAAATTAAATATCAGCTAAGTAAGATTCTTTTAGGTGCGGATTCAGGTATGGCAACCCCAGCTTATGTCACAAGTCCACAACAAAGTACATTAGATAAGTTAGGAGAAAGCTGTGTGCTAACTGTTTCACAGAAACGAGAAGCTGCATATATTAAATACCAAGGCTCACCAGAACTCTGTAATGACGATGAAATAACACTAGCTCGCACCTATATGTATGAACATAACATGCTGACTGAATCTGAACGCACTGAATATGAAGCCATTTATTTATCATGACAGACATTAACCGATCTCCTATATTATTTCTTGGAACAAAACAAGATGAAGCATACTTACCACACCTCAAAGCAATTGACCCTAGTTATCCCATGCTCGCATCTTGTGCTCCTGTTAATACTATCTATGAAGTGGTATCTGCTTGCAAGAAGCGAAACATTACTAAAGTTGCTACTAGTAATCCTACCTTGCTCCAGCGTTTGGTAATTTCCTCTGGCAATGGTACAGTTTCTAAAATTAGCACCAGTGAAGAATCCATAGATAACTATGCAGGAAGCTATTTTAAACAGCAAGGAATTGAGTTTGTCATTCTGCATCCATTGCAACAGCTATTCAGTGTTTCTTATGGTAGATTTCTAGCGAAAAGATTTCTCAGCAAGTTATCATACCCTACGCGTTGGATGAAGTTTCCTGCATTTAGCCACACTATACTGAATGCAACAAATATAGAAAATTGGTATAGTCATTTTGGTAATGCTAAGTTCATCAGCGTTGACATTGAAACTGCTATGAATCCGCTGAGAATAACTTGCATAGGTTACTGTGGTGTGTGGGTATCACCTAGCGGCGCACTTACTATGCATAGTGTGGTATTACCAATTGATGATATGTTTGCTGTAAGTTGGATGAGAAAGTTTAATCAATTACCAGCAGCAAAGATATTCCAGAATGGGAAATATGATAATGCTTACCTTACAGCATGGAACGCTTCTGTCCATAATTGGGTTTGGGACACTGCTAATTTGTTTCATTCTTATTATTCAGAGTTGCCTAAAAATCTGGGATTTCTCCAAGCTTACTGTGTTAGAGAAGGAGCATACTGGAAAGACCTTGCTAGAACTTCTGATAGAGAACAGTACTATCTATACAATGCTATGGATACTTATGGTACTGCTTGTTCTGCTCTCACTCTGCTTAATGAAATGCCACAGTGGGCAATTGATAATTATGTAAATGAATTCCCACTTAACTTCCCTTGTCATCTTTCTGAAATGACAGGTCTGCGAAGAGACAAAGAAGTTATAAGCCGAGCACAAGATGAATCAGCAGCAGAGATAGCAACCCTGCAACATAAGTTAAATACTATGGTAGGTTGTGAATTTAACACTGCTAGCTCTCCACAGAAAAAGAAATTACTTATTGCTCTTGGCTGTAAAGATATAGCAGAGAAAAGTGCAGATGCGAAGAGCTTAACTAAAGCAGCTTATCGGCATCCACTTAATGCGCGTATCTGTAATATGATTCTGAAGATACAGAAATTACGAAAGCTGCATAGTACATATCTTACCGAGGAAAAAGATTTTAATGGTAGAATTCTTTACGCCCTTAATCCTCATGGTACAGATACTAGTAGACTTGCTAGCCGCACACATCATTTCTGGGTAGGTTATAATATTCAGAATATACCGCGCGGCAAAACAGTCAAGCAAACTATGATAGCAGATGATGGCTTCATGTTATTTGAAGATGATCTTGAACAAGCAGAAAGTAGAGATACTGCATATATAGCTGGCGAAGAGAATCTTATCGCAGCAGTAACAGGACCGTGGGATTTTCATAGTAAGAATGCGGCTTCATTTTTTGGTGTGCCATACAATGAGATATATGATAGCGCAGCTAAAAAGACTCTTAACAGTGATCTTCGTGATGTAGCTAAGCGAGTAAATCATGGAGCTAACTATGTTATGGGGCCAGCAGTTATGGCTGAAACCATGGGGGAGGAAGCTGTATATAAAGCAGCACTGCTACTGAAATTACCACGGGCATGGAGCGCAACTGATATCACAAGTTACTTGTTATCTCGTTTCCATATAACATACCCCGGATTAGAAAGAACTTATTACTCTGGTATCATTGCAGAAGTTGCTCGCACTTCCCGTATCACTAGTAAAGCTAAGCATGATGCTAAGTATCAAGCAAGCACCAATGGGCTTACACGTTATTGTTTCAAAGACCCTGTAAAGAATAAGCGAGATAAGAATGCTTATGCAGCACACCCGCCGCAATCTTTAAATGCTATGACATTAAATAAAGCTTACATGACTGTATTCTATGATATCGCTCTTAACCCTGAATATTCCAAACATTTCAAATTATGTGCTCAGATACATGATAGCATATTAGGACAGTTCAGGATTGGCTATGAATTTCTGGGCCATAAGGTAAAAGAAATAATGGAAATACCAGTAACCATAGAGGGATATGATGGGAAAGTTAGAACCTTTACAGTACCAGCAGCGCTCAAAGCTGGAAAAGATGGAAAAGGTGCAGCTAGTTGGGCAGGCATCTAATGTTAGTAGCATAGTATCAGCAGCAGATAACGAAGATTTATTTGCCACATACTTAGCATACATAGGAAAGTCAGAAGCTCCAATGATATTTCATCGCTGGAGTTTTCTAGCTATTTTAAGTGCTTGGATGGGGCGCCGTTATTTTCTTCCTTTTGGGCACTCAGAAATTAACTGCAATATGTATGTCATGTTAATGGGAGAAGCTGGCAGCCGTAAAACTACTGCAATAAACCAAGCAACAAAGTTACTTAAAGCTGCGGGCTTCTCTAATATTAGTGCTAGTAAAACAACAAAAGAAAAATTCCTTCTTGACTTATCTGGAGTTACCGAAACTTTAGATTCTGAAACTATTTTAGAAGCTAATTTATTTGGCGGCGAAGAGTTGAAAGAAGACAGAGAATGCTTTATTAGCGCGGAAGAATTTAATATATTTGTTGGTAATGGTAATATAGAATTTCTTGCATTGCTTGGTACTCTCTGGGATTTTAAAGGTGAGTTTGAGAATAAGATTAAGAATGCTAAGTCTGATTATATATGGAATCCTACTATATCTATGCTTGCTGGTAACACAGCAACATCTTTCTCTCTTGCATTTCCTCCTGAAGCTATTGGACAAGGTATATTCAGTAGATTACTTCTGATTCATGGTGAGCGTACAGGAATTAAAATAACATTTCCTGAACCTATGAATATGGAATTACATACTATGCTACTAACTAAATTATTACGGATACGAGAAACGGTAAGTGGCCCCGCAAATTTATCTACAGAGGCTAGAGCGCTTCTTGATAAAATATATCAAAACGATGAGGAAGGAATAAATGATGTACGCTTTGCTTCATATAATAATCGTAGGTTTACTCACCTTATTAAGCTCTGCTTACTTGTATCTGCTATGCAAGAAAGAACTACCATTACAGGTCGTGATGTTATTACAGCTAATACTATTCTCACCTATGCTGAACTTATGATGCCGAAAGCATTAGGAGAGTTTGGAAAGAGTAGGCAGAGTGATATTAATCATAAGATAATTACGCTAATAAATAGTTCACTAACTCCGAAATATACATTCAGTGAAATATGGAAACATGTACATAATGATTTAGACTCCCCAGATAGGTTAAGAGAGCTACTTAGTAATTTAGTACTCGCAGAAAAATTAGTTAGCGTGAAGCTAGCTCATGGTAAACCTGTATGGGTATGTAAGGGTATGATAGGTAGTAGAAATAATGAAGAAGTTGATTGGGATATATTAACTGAAGAAGAACGGAGACATATATTATGAGTCATTATGCAGAGCAGAGAGAAGCAGCAGATAAAGAAGAGAAAGAGAGATTTAGTACACCGATAGAAAGCAGCTCAGCTACTCCTTATTATCGGAGAGGTATTAATAACATTCATGAATTTTTTACCCACCAACAGATAAGAGGATTTGATACTACTACCTTAGAAGATATAATAAGGATTCCTGCGATATATAGTCCTGCTATGGTAGCTGTAGCAAGACATGAAGTAGAACAAAGATTGGATGCAGCAGTTAGGGCAGTTAAACCTACTCCTAATCCTAAACATGCAACACCTTACAATGCAGAAAGAACTAATACCCATAATAAATTTCGTGAAGATTTACAAATTGTTTTAGCTGAACTTCAAGACTTTCTAGTACAGAAAAACATTAAATACGGAGACTCAGCACTTACTCCTACTACATGTTTCTCCAGAAATCTAACTCCTTTGGATGGAATTAACATTCGACTTGATGATAAAATTAAACGACTAATGACAGGAGACGCTAGCGAAGATGAGGATGTAGAATTAGATATAATCGGCTATTTAATTATCAAACGTATTTATTTAATGAGAGTAAAGAAAGGAACCTAACATGAATGCTCCAATCCACATATCACTTGATTTAGAAACATTAGATAGTAAATCAACTGCCGCAATATTATCAATAGGTGCAGCAGTTATTGAACCTGATCTTTCTACAGTACGTGTACTTCCATCTTTCTATGCTCAAGTATCTATAGAAGATGCTATGAAGTATGGTACTGTAAGTCCCCATACTTTACATTGGTGGTTTCAACAACCTGAACAAGCGCGAAAAGAAATCATCAATAATAAAACCAACACGTTAGCAAAAGCTCTTGGAGACTTCACTGCTTGGATACGAATGATAGTGAATAGATATAATTATGGAGAAGATACTGTGCAGTTGTATCTTTGGGGAAATGGAGCAGACTTTGATAATGCCATATTATCTAATGCCTACCAGATGCTAGGAGAAGAGCAACCTTGGGGATTTAGAAGTAATATGTGTTATAGAACTCTTAAGAATCTGTATCCAGAAATTCCTAAGGTAACTTCAGCTATACCACACCATGCTATGCACGATGCACTTGCACAAGCAGAGCACTTAAGGAAGTTGCTAATACATAAACAAAACTGTGAAACTGCGTACTATGATATGATGGAGAAATAACATGGAAGTTCTTGATCCGGGGCATAAGTATAAGTTAGCTACTTTGGATGGAGAATGTGAAGTAATACTCCAGTTTGTTAAACGCTTCAGAGGCGAACACAATCATCCGGGTACTACTATACAAGAAGTGCTTAGGGTTTTGATACATAGAACTGAAGTGTTACATAAAGAGAAACCTTGGGAACTTAATAAAGATATTATTCAACATCTACGTATGGCACTTGTATTGTATGAAGCCCGCGCATTAGTTAGGAAAGTTGAAAAACTTGAGTTAATTCCTGAAGTTTTACCAATAGCAATACACGATGGGCATTTTATTTTGGAGAAATAACATGAGCGATGTAACTAAAGCAATACAGCAATTACCGGCTGAGTGTACTGAAGAACAACTTGAAGCATATTTTCAGGCCAGATTGAATAACTATATGGAATCTGTATCTGGAATAGTATCAGAGAATATGAAGAACTTTAAGAAGTCGGTGTTAAATTCTGAAGCTGGTAAAGAAGTATTCCCCACTACACAGGGGATATCAATCTATCAGTGGCAGCAAATGGTATTGAAACTTGCTAAGCCCGGCGCTGCTATTTTGGAATCTCTTGACCCCGCTAAAGTAGATTTGATGCACGCAGCAGTTGGTATCTCTGGTGAAGCAGGTGAGTTACTAGATGCTGTGAAGAAAGCAGTAATATATAATAAGCCTCTTGATGTTCAGAATATTATAGAAGAACTTGGCGATCTGGAATTCTATATGGAACAGCTAAGGAATAACATACTGCTTCTTATCACTCGCGAAGTATGTTTACGAGCTAACTATGAAAAACTTAATAAGCGATATAAAAATGGCTATAGCGATAGCGCGGCGCAACAGAGAGCAGATAAGAATAGTGACCCGAATGGAAAGACAGTACCGCAATTTTCAGCAGCAACTTTACCAAATGGACAAGGAAGTGTTGCAATCAAGAATACCGATAGCGGCTTGGATAAAGAAACTTTTTAGGAGATAGCAATGGCAACTACAATAATCATTTGGGATAATATGGATGGGAACATACTGTATTACGCAGTCCCCGGAGACCACAGAGCTTATGATAGAATCTATGCTAATTGTTGTTATGATGATGAAGATATGACAACACTGGCTGAGAATGTAACTAACTTAATTTATGATGAAGCAGTAAATTTACAAGAAGGAGTAACAGAATACGATAAGTTTCCTACTCATTTAGTTATGGAAGATGCCTATATAATTAACTGTGGTTTTGTTCCGTGAGGTAACTATGAGTAAGTATACCACTATAATTCAATTCTCTCCTGAACTTATAGCTCTCAATGAAGAAATAGTTAACCATCCTGAACTACAAAGACGAATGACAGAAGCAATAGCTAACGATGCGGAAATGGGAACTTTTGAAAATCGTATTGCAATGATAGCAAGCTACTGTAATTTAGATGTGGATGGATGGTTAATGCCGGGAGAACTTAATAGATTTGCTGATTTGCTGTACAATGAGTTACGGCGGAAAAGAAGCATATTGATATTGCCGGAAAGAAATACCATTCAGTAGTCACTAGTAATTGCTAACTAAAAAGCCCACAACCGTAAATGGAAGTGGGCTTTTTATTTTCTGCTGCTAAAAGTTCATTGGTATTTCTGGAGCAGTAACTACTTTAATCTTCCCCTGATCACTTCGTAACTTCAGTTGATCTAGAAGCCATGCTAACTGTGGACCATTACCATTGGTAAGTCTATGATGGTAATTCATTCCTATCCCACCAGACTCACAGATAGCATCTACATAGCCTCTGATATCTGCTTCTGTTAATACTCCAATCTGCGCGTCTGTTTGCCTACCTTGCGGAACTTTCATTATAGCTTTCCATTCAAGTGCTGGATTAGTGCCATTAAATTCACAATGAGGATAGCCCGGCAAGAAATAAGATAATGTAGTACCTCTGTATACTCCGAATACAGCTTTTACTCCATTGTCCATAGCTGCCCTCATAACCTCACCATCAGTAGCACCTTGATTAAGTGCCCAATATTTAGACTCTTCAGCAAAACCATGGTCAGCAAGTAGCTTCATACCAATAGTGAGATCAGCAGTGTACTGGGAATAATCATTAGCACTAAGCCCATTACGGAATGTAAAACTAGCAGGTGTTCCTGTAGTAGTAATATCAATAACATTTGTATTATTAATAGCATCTTGTTCTGTAGGAAATAACTGAAATGCAGTAGCAGTAGTTCCTATAGCCCAATATACTTTATTGATTACCAATGGTGCAGGTAATGCTGAGCCTGCAAACATTACTGGATATGCACTATAAGTACCACGCTGAGGCATGTTATGTGCAACCGATGCAGTAATAGTATTACCACTAGTATCTACAGAAGCTACATTTTTTGCTACATACCCACTTGGTCCAAGTAATCGAATTCCATCATTTACTGTATTAATAGGATCACAATGAGTTTGAAAACAGTTAGCCCATCCTTGGTCAGCAAGTGTTTTTAAATCTTGCCAAGTAAGAAAAGTAGATACATTATTACTAGTACCGATACGCTTAGTAAGATGGAAGCAAGTTCCACGAAATCCATAATGTTGTAGTAACTTCAATCCACTCCATCCACCTACAGGTGCTGGCGTACCATCAGGCAGTGGGAAGTTTACAGTAGGATTAGGATATAGTACATCATTAATACTATCATCGAAACGGACAATAAAGTAAGGTTGACTCCAAGGATTATAACGTACCTGCCCAATTAACACAGATTCTCCAACATTTGGAGCATTATACCCATAGTTACCTTGCTGTGACATATCAATAGGTTTAATACGAATCCTATCTACAAGCTCAGAACTATCCCAACTAAACCCTCCATTGATACCGAATTGTGAAGTGTTAACTATCAATGGATGCCATTCACCGTCTGCAGGAAGAAGGAAAGTAGTTTGCGCATACTTACTAAATCCACCTATACCTAGATATATCCAGATAGGATATGGAGTAGTAAGAAAGTCTCCATCCCGTTTGGTTCCTTTCATCCACACTACAATATTCTTAATCTGATTGCAAGGTACTGCTAAGTTATTAAGATTAAGAACTGCCGTTGGATCAGCAGCAACTCCCACAAGATTACCACATAGTAATTTATCGCTGGCCGGGTCAGGACAGAATACAGTATCAGTAAATACTGCCCCATTGCTAAATGTAGCAGTACTAATATCTGCAAACAATGTACCATAACTTACCGGAGGATCAGGAGGTAATGTTTGAAGTTGTGTAGCTAACTCCGGCCGCATTACCATACCTGGAATGCTAGATGGAATGTATGAAGCACTTTGCCATGGGAGTACTTGTGACATTGAGTATTTCCTTTTTAGTTAGTTATTGAAAAGTTATCGGAACCATCATTCATAATACGTTGCAAATGCTGTGAATGTGGATTCTCTAGTTTCTGTTTCAACTGTAAAGCTTGAGACATAGATGCATTAGTATATTGCCGCGCCATAAACTGTGAGAACTCAGATTGCTTACCTCCTGTACTTGCATATACACTAGCAAACTTATTTATCTGTTCTTCATCAGGTTCTCCGCCGCCCATAATAGTAGTCTTAATAGCTTCAGCAAGAGTCTTACGTTTTGCTGCATCATAGGAGCGATAAGTATTAACTCTGAACATTTGATCTTGCACCATAGATTCATCTAATGGCTTACCTCCAAGCATACGCACTCCACTAGATAAAGACCAGAGGTCATGCTGCATTAATAAGTTACCTTGATTGCTTGTCGCAACTACTTGACCATTAGGACTAGTCATACCGCCTAGTATCTGCGCAAGTCCAGCAAGCGGCCTGCTAACTCCATTATGTTCAAGACTACGCAGTACAGTATTCCATACTGAAGCTCCCATAGCAGTCTGATCTATACCGTCTTTAATATTAGTAAAGAAGCGAACACTTGCATTGACAAGTGGCACTTTAGCAGGATCAGTAGGAACAATAGTTAGCGAGCGTGGATTAACATCACCACGAGAATACATATTAATTTTCAGGTCAGGATGGAAGAGACTGAATGTATTACTTAATGCACCATACGCTAGCCATTCTCCAGCTTCCTTGCCCGCGCCACTAAATATCGCTTGATATAAATCAGTGTTATTAGTATTCCCTCCCGCACTTCCTACTATGTGAGTATTAAGAGCATTGAAACCGGGCAGTCCATTGATACCATAAATGCTGCTCTGTAAGCCCATCATAGTAGCAGCATGTTTAATATTACCATCGCTAACATGCCGCAAGAGTTGCTGAATGAGATTGAATTGATACGTTTGAAACAATCCAATAGCTTGCCCAACAGGCCCTTGAAATAATATTGGCCGCTGGCTAGCAAGAAAGTTTCCTTGTGTCCTATTCACAAAAGTATTAATATATGTAAGTGCTGTAGCTTCATCCATGATATTATGCTTAACTGCAATATCAGTTATTTGCTTCATGAAGTCAGCAGCTAGAAAGCGATTGAATTCCTCCGCCATACGATTACCAGTAATACGCTCACCTGTATTACCAATACCACGAGCTGTATTAATAGCAGAGGCTAACCGTTCATCTAATGTTTTCGCATTATCCCCAGCACGAATAGCAATCTGATCAAGAGTTTGATCGTATTGATCCATGATGCTAGTAATGAAACCATTACGTTTATAATATTCTTTTAGTTCCGGTTGATTACGAAGCCGGCCGAAACTATTTGCAAGTATTTTAGTAGGAGAAAATATTGAGTCCGCAGTGCCCGGCATAACTACTTGACTTAATTTAGCCAGTTCACCAACAGCTTCAGAATTACCTTTGCGAATAGCATCTAGTACAGCTTTACTTTCTGTACCATATAACACTGCATGACCTACTGCATTGTTAAGTGCATTAAGCGGGTCCATACGTAGAGCAAGCGAACCTATTAGCCCGTTAGCTTTACCAATAAAACTAGTTAGTATTCCTCGTGGCACAGAACCATTCATAGCTTCATATAGTTCAGCTCCCACATATGGCCCATCATACCCTGCATTCTTAAGTGCATTATTAATTTCTGCTAACTGATCAGGATGCACAGTATTATTCCACAGCTTGCCCACATTACTAAGTACACGGCTAGCAACTGAATCAAGTTGTCGATTCATGGTACTCCAGAATGGATACTCTTCTATTTTCTGAATATCCAACATCTGTTTCATAGTATTACTAGCTGGATTATTAACTGTATTTTCTGCATAAGCTAACGGCGATATGTAGCCAAACTTACTCTTAGCTGCTTGTAAACTGCTTTCAGCGCCCGCACGTAATACTTCCATCTGGCGGGAATATTTATGGCTAACAACCTCTCTCACAGTATTCGCAGCTCTTCTCAAATGCCAGTCTAAGAAATCATTAACTATTTTCTTGGGATCAGTTACAGGAAGAAAAGAACTGGAAATACCTCGCCGCCTAAGTTCTGTGTTAATATAATTATCATTCAATGATCTTTCAAATTCATATTGTCCTTGTGCTTTGAAGTAATCTTCACTTTCTCCTTTAGTTAGAACTCTAAGTCCCGGAATATTAGCATCCTGTATCTGCCTTGTTAATGTCTGCAAATCCTTTTCATTAGCAGCATAAATCATCTTACTATGCCCAGTACCTGTAACTGAGTCATCAATTACAAAACTAAAGTACGGAGTATCCTTAGGGTTACGAGGAATAGGATAATATACATCAGGATCACGATAGTTAGGTAGTCCTTCATTAGCACGAACCAAACCTATAGCGTTTGTATTTCCTCCATTTACTTTAATATGAGCTTCCACTAAATCAGCTACTACTGGAGACTTAATAGGAATCACACTAGGAGCATCTGCTTGTAATTCTCCACCGCTCCACTGTAAAAATTTGATTACAGAGCCATCTTTATTTTTCTGTGTAACAAACTTATATCCTTGTGGTAAATTACGTAGCTGTTCATTCAGGACAGAAAATTCAATCGCTGTGTTAGTATCTTGCACTAACTTACTAAGTATCGGATTAAATGTGTCGCTAACTCCAGTTTTCCACTTCTCAATTAGCGCATGAGTTCGTTGTCCCACATAAGCACTCCAGCTACCCCGGCTCCCATAGTTTGCACTTTCGAAACCAAGTAATGTAGCAGTTGAATCACCGCCAGTTTTAAGTGCTCTATCAGATATAGAAGGTAATTCTTCGCCAAAAACACGGGCTGAAATAGCAGATGCATTAGACTCATAAAGTTTAGCTTTAGCTTTAAGCATTGTATAAGCATCCACATCAATACCGGTAGTACCTCTAACGTTAGTATTAGTTGAGAGTACTTTAGCAAACGTAGGTATACTGTGAACATCTTTCTGCAAAACTCTACTTCCAGCAAATTGTTGCATTGCTGCATAATCTTTACGTGCCAAATCACGAGCAAAATATCCACCTTCACGCACAGTTCCATTAAGTAGTTGCTCTTCAACATCCACAATTTTGGCAATCTCTGCGTTAGTAGGTTTAGTAATTCGTTTGGAAACAGCATCAATAACTGATTGAGGTATAGGACGAACCAAGTGGCCCGCAAAATTATTGAATTCAGGATACTTTGCCAGCTTATCAGGATTTTTAGAGAAGTAAGAAAAAGCATCAGCAAAAAGTTCGTGCGTATCATTTCTGTATTGTATGAGTTTAGGATCGGTTGATTTCCACAAATGAGGTCTTTGTTTTTTAGATACTTCAGCAACTTCATGAGCAAGCAATAATAACCTACCACTCAAATTTTGTTTACTTACTCCATAGCTATCTAGCAGAGATTGAAAAATACTATGCCCTTCCTCATGTTTCAGAGTAGCAATATTTTTAGCTAGACTGCGATGCAGTAAGCTATTCTTTGTCATAGCAATAACATCCCCTTCAACACTGGTGGGTTTACCATCAGGCTTAGTGAGGGTATTACGTATGCGAGTAAAGAATCCGTTACTAGCAGTATCATCTACAATACTAAAATTGATACCGAAGTAACTTTTCAGTTTGTCTACCATGGTAACTATATCAGTAGGTTGCGTTTCACGCGCAGACAAGCGGGCAGCTACTGATAACTTCTGCTGTTTCAAGAAGTTCAGTATTTCATCCGCTCCATTGATTATATACGCATCCCCAATAGCACCGTTGGTAGGTATCACTTTAATTTTTTCCAGCCCATCCTTATGTGCTTTCTGTAGCAATGGCAAATCATCAGCATGAATCATAATAGTTTCTATCGCTTCTTTACTGAAAGGAGCTGATAGTTCTGCCCAAGCATAACGAGCTTCCACTTGATAGTGGGTCGCGCCCATTATATTGAATGGCTGATATGGATTGTTAGTATTAGGGTATAATTTACCTCCTACTCGAATTCCTTTTGCATCAAGCGAAATAACATCGCCGGGCTTCATCTTATCTGCGAGATTCAATACTGCCGGCCGCTCGTCAGATATCATACCCATGTTTTCACCACGCAGTTTCACATAGCTAATTTGCGTATTATCATACAAATTCTTTTCTTCTGGAGTCAGCTTACTGATATCATTACCAGTATCTTTCAACTTCTTACGTATTTCTCGTAGCTGTAATTCCGTAGAAGTCACGTAGTCTAAGCGAGCAGTATTTTGCGCATTGAGCAAATTATTTCTATTCCCGCCGAGGTTATTTACTTTAAATGCATCAAAGAGACTGTTAGCTAATTCTCTATCTCCACCAGCTAATTCTTGAAAGTCTCCACGAATATCATTCATCAACTTACTGCGCGTCTTATCCGCAGTTGCAGTAGCTCTCTGTACTAAATCACCTTCAGTAGGTAACGCAGGTATTTCATCAAGTTGCTGTGCCCGAAATAAGATACGGTCAGAAGCAGTCATATTAGGAGTCGGTGCATCGTTAATACTCCACGGAGCAAGTTCTTTCTCCGCAGTAGCTCCCGCCCGCTTTACACGGGATATTGTACTAACAGCACTAAATACTCCACCTATAGCACCACCTAAAGCTGCACCTATAGCAACATCCCATACTAAGTCATCACGATCTCGACCTTCTAGTACAGGGCTGTTAAACATAGTTGCATTAACAAAGGTAGTAAATATAGCACCTTCTAGAGCATTTTGTTGTACTCCACTTGCCAGTGCTTTCAATGTATTAGCTTCTGTAACAGCAAATATATTACCGGTATCTCTGATAGTTTTAACTGCTGCATCAATATTAGCTTGCCGGTTAGGCGCAAGTATACCTAGGGCCGCGCCAGTTAGCTTCCCCATTTTTCCTTCACTAATAGCGGTCTGTAATACTTTCTGCCCTGCATTGAGTACTTTAACTCCTGCCATACCGGGAACCATAGAACCTAACATGAAGCCCATAGCATCTACACCAAGCTTATGATCTTGGTAATACATGCTAAGATTGCTATCATATTCAGCTACTTTCTGTCCAAAATCAGATTGTTGATAAGCCTCACCACTACCACCTGTAGCCTTATCTAACCAGTTTCCAATAGTAGGAAGCGTGTTATATATCTCATTAGTACCAGCAGCTATGCTAAGTGGTATACCTTTAGTAATAAGATCAGCGGCACTATCGAAGATATTACTATCTTCTCCAGCCATTGCGCTATTCAATGAACTATGTGCGGAAGCTGCAATAAGATAGGAAGGTATAGCAGCAGCGCCACCAACACCTTCCTCTCTATTAGCAGCTACCAATTCTGAAGGAGTACTCATTCGTATTATCCCTGTTATTTAATTTCTTTCTGTATTTTTCCTGCAATACTATTTGCGAATGCCGCAGTAACTTGTTCTATCTTAGTGCCATCCACATGTTGAAGTGTACCTCCACTAAAAGAGGCTTCCATTACTCCAGCAACATTACTAGCATCCTTAACTAATCCAAGTGACGCCGTATTAATAAGCACATTTGTTGCCCTATCAAAATCTCTAGCAATAGGTACGTTAACAACCTTATTTATATCTCGTAATATAGTTCTAAATCTATTGGCAGGTTGCGGCAATAAAGCTCCGAAGCTATCTTGTTTAAACCCAGTAAGTTTCTCTAGCCCGCCTGCATTATTTATACCTACTGAAATAGTAGCATATTGATGATATAATTGAGCAGCTTCATTAACTGAACCTTTACCGGCAACTACCGCCCCTACTAATCGGTTATACATATCAGTAGGTTCAATAGCTTGTGTTGCTATATTATCAGTAATTTGTGGGCCAATAACTTCTCGGTATAATTTATTCTCTTGTATTGCTTTACTGCTGGCAAGTGTAGCCCAAGATACTGGTGGGGTAAGACTGCTAGCGCTGGTAGTAACATTAGCTTGATCTGCTTGTATACGTTTCAGCACTGCTTCATTCGCAGCAATAATTTTATCTTGCTTACTCTTCGCTTCTTTAATTGCTTTATCGGCTGCCCATACTTGCTGCACATTACCTAATATCTTTTCCTCTGTAGGAGTGGTAGGTTGATATCCAACTTTCTGCCGGAAGTCAGCAGCTTCTACTGGAGTAAGCCCTTGTACTACTTTACCAGTGCTAGATAATTCCAATCCCATAGAAACAAATTGTCGAATATTATCTCCTACCGGACCTGCCGCTGATATCTGTGCTTTAATTAAATCACGCTGGCTTTCCGGGAATGGTTGCAATCCGTTAGCAAGGCGCGCCTGATTAGCAAGATCAAACATACTATTAGTTACATTTTCATTTCTAGCTTCTTTTAAATCAGCAGCTTTAAGTCTGTCTCGTTGCTCTCGCTGAAATGCTCGTTGCTCTTCTTGAGCTTTAATATTATACGCTTGAATACTATTGCTAAGTTGTTGTTGACTTAATTGCAATACACTATTAATACCTTCTGCATTAGTTTTAATAGCTTCAATTTTAGCCCCAATAGCTTTAACTCGCGCATCATTAGCAAGTGCTTCTGTACGGCTATTGATACTATCAACTGTAATTGCTTGTTGTATTTCTGTACTAGTTTTCGAAGAAGCTTGCATTAACTGGTTAACAGAAGCTAGTTGTTCTCCTGCACTCTGCATAATAGCATTAGCATTTTCAGCTTTAGCATTCAGTAGTGGTATAGTTACCATACCAACAACCTGCTCCAAAAAGCTTCCACTATTAATTCTTTCTGCTTCTTGTAATGCAGCAGTCCTTCTATCTCCAGCCTCTGTAATTGTTCGCAACAGATCATTAGAGCGTTGCTCAAAATTGGTAGTACGTGCCCGCTCAATATTAGCATTCTGTGCTTCAAGTTCTGCTAACTGTTCCTGCTTGAAAGCATCAGCAGTGGTATGCACTCCTCTGCTAGAGATAACAGAGCCCTTCTCTTGAAGCCCAGCAGCTTCCTCCAAGAGTTTTGATTGTTGACTAACTAGATCAACTAAGCTAGTTTTAGCAGTTTCTATTTGCTTATTCCTACCTGCAATAGCGTCTATTACTGCATTTGAATCAGCCATGGTATATTACCTTATCCCTTATTAGAGAGCCATTTTGCTTTATTAAATAAATCAACATATTTATAATATGCATCGGTATTGCGACCAGCTTTAATTAACTCAACCGCTGGCAATATGTAATCTCGATAGAGCATAGTAAATATAGCTTTATGTACTGGATCAGCTTTAAGTCTCTTAACAATACCGGGGGCTTCTCTATAGTAAGATGCTACTCCTTCAGGATCATGACGAATAACAAAATCATCACGAAAATTACGCAGTATAGTAAGCGTTGGCCCATCATCAGCCTCCCCAGCATATTCTACAGCGGCAGTAGTAATAAAACATTTCTTACTTTTCTGTTTCGTAGTGGTAGGCCCTAATACTTGATCTGTTATTATGGGGGCAGTTACCTTACCGACTTCACCAACAACTCTAGCAAGAAAATCATTAGTAAGCATTTCGTTGGTGCTGCTATTAAATAATCCACTACTTTGTTGTCCTTGCGTTAGTGATTGCAAACCATCACTAGATTGCAGCAACTGATTGATAATTCTAGTAACTGCTTCATCACTAAAATCCGTTCTCTGTGTGGTCTTATTAGTTTGCCCACTAAAGTTAGTTGTAGTTGTGCTAGGTAAAAAACTAGATATCATATTACCAACACCAGCAATACCAGATAACACACCACCTAAACCGCTAGCCATTCCAGCCATTCCTGATACAGCTTCTGCACCCGCCATGATAGTAACTCCGTGTTAGTTAATTGCTACAATTATAGATAGATAGTAATTTAAAAACCAGTGGGGTAGGCATTTAAGGTCGTACTATCGCATTGAACCACATGATTCTATCAGTAACAAAGTATCCTATACGTTGACTATTAGCTCCTGGAGAAGCACCAGTAATAGTTCCGGGGGTTGCTCCTGACCACACAGGTTGGCCGGGAATAGTTATTGAAGTACCATATTCAATATAACCAACGGTTTTAACTTCTCCATATCCACTAGCATCTCGTCTGACTGATACAAAACCTTGCGCTTCTGGCCCACCGTAGTTAGCGTATCGTACTGTAGGAATACCATCACCCGGATCATAGAAATTAACAATGTCACCTACATTATAATTACCATTAAATCTAACTACTCTCCGATACATATTTTCTATTTGATCTGCTAATAACCGCATACTGTTATATATAATTAGCAGTTCCTTATATAATACAGGATCAACATTGGCATCAGGAGAGGCAGGTAAATTAAAATCAAATTTAAAGTCTTGGGCCATTATACTTTCCCGCATTATTAAATTGCAGTTCGCCGCTAACTAGATTAAACCTGCCAATGCACATTATGCTATGATTCACAGCAGTATTATGAAAACGAAACATTTGTGTCAGGGCTGTAGGATCATAGCCTGTTAGCGTGCCAGCAATAGGAGTACCGAATGTTTTACCATCAAGAGTAGGTAAATCATATAATACAAAGCTGTTAACCGCATTAAGATTCTCAAACTCTGCTCCTTGTAGTTGTAAGTAATCTCCACGTACATACTGAAACTTACCCATCATTGCTACACCATTACTACTATCATCGGATATATCAGTATTAACCACGGAAACAGAGCCATCAGCTTTAAGAATGCCAATGCTCTTTTTTGGAGTTTCATATATTGTCTGGTCATATAGAGTGAACTCAAAACAAGCTACGTGATCTATCTTTAATTTCCCTAGCCGTTGTAACATTGTATCATATACAATAGCATAGTTAAGTGCGGTTGCTCCATAACTGATTACCAGATATCTATCAGCTATCCAAGCAAGTTGTTTCTTAATAGCTGTTTCTGGAGTAGTTATTGAAAATGTCAAAGTATCTTGATCAAAATCTTCAATACGGCTACCCGATAAAAACTCTGTAACTTCTGGTAACAAGAAATGAGCTTGCTTGATGTCAATATTTTGGAGTCCAGAAGTAGTATAAGCGAAAGCATTAGGAGAATCCAATACTGAACCGGCAGCGAAATTAGCAACACTAAGACCTCCAGAACCTGCTATACCAACAAAGTTAAATGGGAATCTATTATTAGCTTGATAGATAGCAGCAATCGCGTTCTTCTTAGTTAGAAATATTATGCCGCCGTACACAGGTATCGCTAGTGTAGTATCACCTTGCGCACCTTCAATAACACCACCACCTGCTCCAGTTGCTAGAGAAGGTGTAAAATCTGTAGGTACTAATTGACTACTCCATGCTACACTATTAGCAGTGCCATATGCTATTAAATAGCCAGCTAATCCAGCGATACCATAAATACTGGTAGCTGTTAAGCCGGTAAGTGTGACAGGATCAAGAGAGCCAAGAGTGAAATTGTATTTGTAACAACCAAGCTTATAGAAATAAATATAAGTAGTACCTTTGACATACGCCGTTGTTATTGTTTGATTAGTGTATCCAGGAATAGATGCTAGTTGAAACCAAGCACTATCACCAAAACGAAACCGATAAATATTACCAGTAGCTGTAAATGCAAGCACAGCTAATGCACCAGAACTATCAGTGATATTAAATATATATTGGAAATCAAAAATAGCAGGCACTGCTGGAATAAAATCTAAATAACCAATACTTTGATAACCTTGCGGAGTAGGCAGAACATTGTGCGCATAATAAAGTTGGGCAGGATCAGGAGCTACTCCAGTTTGTATAGTTTGTGGAGAGTTCTGATCACTGCCGCGAATTATTACAGTTCTTCCCTGAAGCTCACTAAGTAATGGGAAACTAGGACTAGTGAGGTTAATCCGATGGGATATTAACATTTGATTTATCTTTATCAGTATAGTTATTACTACGAGGTAAAGAGAGTACCCAATCTATTCCACAACTGAGAGCGATTTGGGCCTTTGTGCATTGGAATATGATTTCCTCAACTTCTGCTTCCGATTCTCGTTGCGCTGAATCAAGTTCTCCTTTGTCAAAACAGATGTCTGTTTCTGAAGGCACATAGGAGGCTCGTTCGTTGCTGGTTGCGGGCAAGATGGTGCTACTTGGACTATTTCTCTGCTGGCGCAACTTGTTAATAACAGTGTTAAGATCAGCCAATTGAACTTCATAACTCTTATCCTTATCCAATTTAATCTTTGCTATCTTATGATCTACTTCAATTGCAAACTTCTCAGACTTCTGCTTCTCTGATGCTACATCTACTATCAGTTGAGCTTTCTCAACACGAAGTGTATCTATTCGTTGTGATTGCCCATAGATAGTAACAGCGAGAATTAATATGAGAGCGGAGAGCCCGCCCACTAAATACCCCATTACGTTACTCCAGTTAGAAAGAGATTCATTTCAGCATGTCTTCGCACAGTGAGGCCGGGCAAAACCACGCTACCTTGTTTATCCCATCTTGGTAATTGTGCTGCTGCTCCTGCATAATCTTTATTATTAAGTTTACGAAGTAAAGTACTATTTTTAAATGCTGTGCAACCAATATTGAAAACAAAACAAACTAAAGCATCAAACTGATCTTGATTAAGTGGGACTCGTACATGTGTATTAACACACTTCTCAGCCCACAGTACATCAAACTTTAAAAACTCCTGAGACTCTTCCTTAGTTATTACCATACCTTCATATACTCCTTGTGTATGACCAACTCCAATAGTCCATACATCATCAGGGGTAGGTAAATAAGCTACTAATCTTTCACCTTCACTACGTGTAATTAACTCTAATCCGGCCGGGCTAGTTTTCCTGCTGTTTATCTGGGTCATCTGGTATGTCCTCTGAAGCTGCATTTTCAATTCTTTTATCTAGTATCTTTTCCGCTAAGGAGGTAGTAGTTAGCCCCCGCAATATATAAACAATAACACCGATAACACTAGTAAGATATCCAATAGTTTGTTCGTTTAAAAATGGAGAGAATACTTCCATATTAGCTTGCAATGCGCCAAATACTATCAATGAAACTCCAAATATTTGCGTCTTACTGAATGTCCAGCTAGGTCTACGGATGAGGGGTATTCTCTTGCGCATTCTATTTCTCATTTAGGAATAAACTTACTTAAGTTAACGATGCTAAATCCTAGTAAGGCTACCGCAAATGTGCCTACTATTGCGAATCCAAAGAATGCCTTCCAGAATAGCCCCTTAACTTCTTTATAATCACTAAGAAGCTGTTCAATCTCTCTGTGATGATTATAATGTTTTTCAGGTTCTACCCAGAAGGAATTCTTATGAGCTTCAAGTTGTTTACATACAGCAGTAGCTACTAAGTCTATCTCCTCTTGTGTCATAACAGCACCTACTAGAAGAAAGATTTAATAACCACTCCCAACAGAATTGCTGTGATAGTGTACCCTGCCCAAATAAAAGCAGAAAATCTATTCTTTGCTACCCACATCAAAATATTATCTGTACCAGTATCTACTTCCCCATAAGATTGCAATACAGCTGTCTGTACTTCATCAGCTTTAGCTGTAATGTGATCCTTGAGAGCATCTATCTTATCACTTACTTCATGCAATGTTTGCGTGAAATTTTCGGACATAATTGCAATTCCTTTTTGATAATGTTATAAACTAAACTAAACGGAACTAAATAAAACAAACTACCCAACCAAATACTACACCTACTAACCAAACAACGGAATCTAAATCAATAAAGTTTCCAGTGTCAGGATGCTGTTTATACTCTCTACGACAAGCGTAAACAAAAGAGAGTATGCCCGCCAATAATATTGCCCAAACATTATTAGCAGTTAATACGGAAGCTACTAAAACAGAGCCAGCTCCTGCTGCAAAATGTGCAGGTTGATCAAGCCAATCTTTATTACTAAGACGTACATTAGCAAATATAATCATGGGGGTACCACTCTTGTAGGTAATGTAGCTAAATATTCTTCAAGTTCTGGAATTGGCCGCACACCGTTCTGCACATCTTCTAAGTATTGCTTACAGTATAGCCAAACAGCAGCAGTCCAATTAACAAAACTAATGCTCTGTGCTTGTAACGGATTATCTGTGCTAGCATACGCACGAGCAGTATTAATATTATCGAATCCAGCCGCCGTGCATTCTTCTTGTATTTTGTCATTCACTGCGTCTTCGAAATGTTTACTTAATGTTAATATTTGTTGGGGTAACGGGTCTTCCATAACAGTGAAATTAGGAGCTAACTCTGTAAATAAAGGAAACATAACATAGTTTACTGGATATCCCGGAGGCGTTTCATTTAGTATTCTTAAGTAATTAGCAAATTCAATCCTAAATTCTGCCTCCGGTATTGGAAGTTCACTACGATAGACAGATTGAATCATCTTTCCCTCTTATTGTTTTATACAATATAGTGTAACCATACTAGGCTGCATAACATTGAATGGTACTGAGCTACCTGTATCTGTAGTATTAGCATTTGGTCCGGGACCAGAGCCGGGAGCAGAGCCACCATTACCTAATGAACCTCCAATTTGGAAAGTTGTTTGAATGTGATGGTGGGCTATAAGTTCTGATAATGTCATTTGGTGAGCTTCTTCCCCGCCAGTATTAGATACAGCATTACCTAATACCCCAGTAGCAGAACCACCACGGCCAACTAAAGTACGGCGTCGCAAATCTGGTAAGTTAAAGGTATTAATACCATCACCACTACCATATGTTGTACCAAGATACGCGAATAATGCTGTATTAGCGCCAACTCTACTAACTGCACTACCATCACATTCAAGCCAGCCGGGACGAATACTGACTCCGCGAGCAAAAGCTGCTATCATACCAGTACTAAAACCTAAGCCATCTACATATTGCTTAGTAGCAGCTTGCATAGGAGCTACTGGATCAGCAGCAAGTGTAAGCGTAGCAGTTCCTGTAAGTGCTACTGCTGCATTAGCTATTGTAATTGCTTGATTAAATAGTACAGTAGCATTAAAAGTGCTAGCACCAGATACAGTTCCACCGTTCCAAGTACTTAATGCTTGTGCTCCAGATACATAGATAACCCAATTACTTTTAGTACCGCTACCAGAAATAAATTTACTATCTAATACCAAATCACCTGTAGCGATGTCATAACTAACAACCTGTCCAGTCATATAGTTATTAGCATTTGCAACATCAACAACTAGCAACCATTGCCCAAATTCGAAATACAGATTAGGGTCTGTAACAAATGTTTTATTACCTGTACCGACGGTATTAGTAGTAAGGCTAGTACCTCTGAATAGCTCGATTAATTGTCGCACTAAACTTATAGGACTTTCTGGGTCCCAAATACTTGGATTACTCACTTGCTATTCTCCTCCAGCAGTAGCTTCTTGTTTAAGTATCTGTGCCCATTCTTGTATTTCAAACATCAACGACTGTAATCTATCTTGGAAACCAATACTAATCGCTATCTTCATTGCCGCTCTGTTAACTATTAATGGGGTATATTCATCAGCTATCCAAGAATTATATCCAAGTTCAGTAACATCTGGGTGTACATAACAACCAAATATCATATACTGATCTTGCGTACTACTGCGAATATTGATGAATGATCCAGCCACATAACATACATTTTCTCTATTAATACCATAATCATCTAATGATATTTCCGGTACTATTAAGGTAAAAAAATCTCCGTCTCTGCCTTGTGTTTCTGTCCCCATAGCAGGATAGTATTTACGGAGATATTTGAATTTTCTATACCGAGGTACTAGTGCTTTGTAATCCAAGCTCTGTATGTAATCTACAGGGCTCCATTGAATTCCTGTCTGAAAGATATCTTTATAGAAGTTATCACTACTATGTGCTTTCAGAGTCTCATTACGAATGGCCAGACTAGTTTCTTGAACTAAATCTGGCCTATTAGTAATGGTATATACTTGATCTTGTAATTCACCAAGTCCTATAGCCATTTTATTTTCCTATTATTTTACAGATTTACCGCCAACATCTACTGAGGTTGCCATACCTGCCTTACCAGTATGTGCAGGATTTACTGGAGTGGCTGCTTTAGCAGCAGGGGCTGCATTAACATCTAATGTTATATTAGGTTGTACACCAGATTCTCGTGCTATTTCTGCTAACACTTTCTGCCGCTCTTCAGCAGCTATTTTCTTTCTAAGTTCAGCATACGGGTCTTCAATAAGAGAGTCTACAATATGCTGATCTTTCTTAATATAAAATAAATTACCTTGCCCTTGTTCGCGAAGAATATCCATTTCTTCTTCAAGTTCTTTCTGTACTTTTGGGTCTTTAGTACGGAATTTATGATCTACAAAATGACAAAGTACACCATTCTTAAGGGGAAAACGGGTGAATTGAGCATTGGAGAAGTATTGCTTAATAACGGGTTTGGTATCTTCAGTTGCACTCATTTTAGTATCCTATTGAAAAATTAGCTAGTTACTTAGAAGTGACGGTAAGGGTACTAAGTAACTAGCTATATTGTAATTGACAATTATTGTTATACAGGAGATATCTTGTTAGCCAGCAGCACCAGCAGTAAGATTGAACAGAACTGCATTAGCAGGCGGATTCTTAATGGTGCAAGTAAGTTCCGTAGTAAGCGTGCCACCTTGCGCATCAAGTCCAGCATCGCCACCTTCACCAACACCAAACGGATCAAAGCGAGTTTTACGATCACCAAGATACGCAAGTGCCCAAGTGGAGATATCAATAGCAACTGCCATTTTAGCCCAATCAGGATTAGTATTGAAGAGCGGATGCTCAATCATACGGAAAGTACCGCGGCTAATTTTGAATGTTTGGAATTGCAATCCAAAATTAGTTTGGCCATCAACCATATAGTAAGTACCATTAAGGCGGCCAATGTTATTAAGAGCTTTCCTAGCAGTTCCACCAACAAACAATACACGCTCATTAGCTACCTTAGGATCAGTTGCTTGATTAAAGCAAGGATCAAGAGCAGCTTCCAATTGCGTATAATTCGTGGTACTCCCCATTGTAGTAACATTAGGTGTGGGGAAGTTAGTAGGATAGTATGCAGGATTGCTGATAATATTGATTGCACCATCCATAGTACGGAAAGGTTGTCCCTTTCTAGTACCAATGAATTTCTGTCCAAACAACAGAGATTTTTCAATATCAATTGCATGGAAAGCCGCACAATCTTGTTTACTTTCAGCAATAGTAGTATCGCCAGCAATTACTAATGTAGCACGAGCGGTATCCGTAAGTGCCCAGCTATTACGGAAAATTTGCGTATAGTTAGTGATCCGAACAGGAGTAATGTTCAGAGCTATCGGACGCACAGAACCTTCTTCGTAGGCTGAGCCAATTTGATACAGATTAGTACTATTAGTAATCGCACCAGCAGCAACAGTGCCAACTCCGCGAACTACCTGAATACTGGTGGGGCTGATAATATTATCTACCAATACAACTTCGCCAGTATCTTGCGAACGAAGAGACATGCCCGGCAGAATATTGCTACTATCAGTAATCGTGAAAATATTATCTGTGCCATTAGCTACTCCAGCACTCAAAGTAGCTTGAGGAAACAACATGGTTTTAGTAAAGAAGCCATGTTCAGGCTGAACAGCATTTTCCGATTTCATCATGCTACTAATTGCAAACAGCGGAGCTTGACCATTAGGCATCAAGCGAGTAATCATCTGCGCGAAACTTAGTTTAGCTAAGTTCTGCGTGAAGTTAC